CGTGCTACCCAGACCTTGGCGCTCCGCCCACATGGACAGAGGAAAGCTTGCGGAAGCTCAACGCCCGGGATATCGAGTACAACGGCAAAAAGTACACCGCCTATGAGATCAGCCAGATGCAACGTGCCCGGGAGCGGAACGTCCGCCGCTGTAAAAAGCGCTACCTTGCCGAGGATGCCGCCGGGCTGGACACCACCGACAGCGCTGTGCGCCTGAAAGCTGCCCGCCAGAGTCTTGCACAGTTGGCAAAGGACACCGGCGGCAGAGTGGACAGTGCACGCACCAGCGTGCCGAAGTTCGGCAGGAGCGAGGCGGGCAGGGCAAGCTATATTGTACAGAAACAGACACGTTTTGATGCAGCAAACAAAGAGTTGCAGCAGCTGCGTGATAATGGTACAATAAAATCAACCGGCAAACTGATTGAATCACCCTCTGCCCCGAATGAACTTATAGTTGATCGTGACCATGTTTTCCAACGCATGATAGAGCGCAAAATGACTTTGACGGATTGTGACAAAATCATTTCGGCTTCGAAGGTTGCGCTTTCGCAATGGAACGGTGGTCAGATAGTTTATTATTCTGAGCAGGGTTTTGTTGCCGTCCGATCTAACGGTGTTATTTCCACTCTTGGCCCATTGGATGATGGCGGTAAAAAGTTGATGGAGGTGGTTAAGAAGCATGGAATTCCGCATTAACGACGATGTAAAACTTGAAGAATGGTTTTGTCCCATCTACAACCGAAAAATCGACTGCGGCTTATGCTTCGATGTCTCTAATATTGGGAACGACAGCCTTTGCCTAACCGGTGATGATAAACCACCTTGCAGTTGGGATAAAGCCCACAAGATTTGTCTCAAGTGCCCTGTCTACGAAGAAATGGGGCAGTAACAACCAAATACCGCAAGCGTCTTTGCCCACCCGGGCAGGGGCGCTTTTTTCATGCTGTTTTAGCTCATATTGGTCAGAGCAGCTGCCTTGTAAGCAGCAGGCCGCCGGTTCGATTCCGGCAAATGGCACCATCGCAGCGGGCAGTGCGTACCCTGCCCACAACCGGACGCAGACGGAGAACTGCGTCACCAAACCGAGGTTTTACCCACAGAAAGGAGTTTCCACCATGAAACGCGAAGACGTAAAGAACAAGATCCCCGGCATTACCGAGGAGCAGCTGAACTGGCTCATGCAGGAGAACGGCAGCGACATCACCCGGGAGAAAAGCGCAGCCGCCGCCTTGCAGACCCAGCTGAACAGTGCACAGGCACAGCTCAAGACCGCACAGGACGGCCTGAAGGCCTTTGACGGTGTGGACGTTGCCGGGCTGCAGGCGCAGGTGACCAAACTGCAGGCGGATATGCAGGCGCAGGCCGATGGCTTTGCCTTTGACAGCGCCCTGAACACCGCCATCCTCGGCAAGAAGGGGCGCAGCGTGGATGCGGTGCGCGCTTTGCTGGATCTGGATGCCCTGAAGGGCTCCAAAGACCGCACCACCGACATCAACAAGGCGCTGGAGGATGCAGTTAAGGCAAACCCTTGGGCGTTCGGGGAGCAGCCGGGCACTGCACAGCAGGGTGCCGGCACCTACTCCACCGGCAGCGAACACGGCGACCCCATGCACGGCGGTGACGATACCGACCCGGTGGAGACCGCCTTTAAAAACATGAATCCGAATATCAAGATCTGACAGAAAGGACTATACTATGCCGCATATTGCAAGAGAACGTTATTCTGAACTGGTCGATGCCAAGCTGCGTGCGACCCTTGTCAAGCGGGTGGGCATCATCTGTAACAATCGTTACGAGGGCACCCCGAAGGCAGGCGCTGTCAAGGTGCCCGTCCGCGACACCGAAGTGACCGTAGCCGACTACAACAAGAAGACCGGCACCGCCATGACCCATGGTGACACCAGCTTTCTGACCGTGAATATCGACAAGGATAAGGCCGTCAACGAGCTGATCGACGGCTTTGACGCCGAGAGCGTGCCCGGTCATCTGGTGGCCGACCGTCTGGACAGTGCCGGTTACTCGCTGGCGCTGCAGATGGAGACCGATGCTTCTGCCGAGCTGGTGACTGGCGGCACCGCCATGGACAGCACCGCTGCCCTGACCAAGGCCAACATCTATGACACCATCGTGGATGCCCGCACCAAGCTGTCCGAGACCCATGTGCCCACGGATGGCCGCTGGCTTCTGGTCTCCCCGGAGACCTATGCCCTGCTGCTGAAGAGCCCGGAGTTCATCAAGGCGTCCGCGCTGGGTGATGCTGTGGTACAGACCGGTGCTGTTGGCCGCGTAGCGGGCTTTACCGTGTTCGAGGATACCACGCTGGGCGAGAAGGTGGACTTTGTGGCCGGTCATCCCAACTGGTTCACCCGCATCGAGGAATGGAGCGAGCCTGTGGCCGTGAACGACCTGAAGGGCAGCGGCACCTACATCGGTGCTTGCGCTGTGCAGGGCCGTAAGATCTACGCCCACAAGGTCACCAAGGCTCAGACCGTCCTCGTCAAGAGCCACACCTGAGGAGGTCTGCCCCATGCTCTACTGCTCCTATGATCAGTACGCGGCGGCGGGCGGCAGTATGACCGAGCAGGCCTTCACGGTGCTGTGCGCCCGGGCTTCCCGCCTGATCGATGGCCTTACCTTTGGCCGGGCAGAACCGCACGCCAAGGCGTGCGAGAGCTGCCGCAGTGCCCTGACTGATGCCTGCGTGCAAATCGTGGAACTGCTGGCAGCGCAGCAGACCACCGGCAGTGTACCGGGTGCGGTCAGCGTGAACAACGATGGCTACGCCGTCACCTTTGCCGCAGGCAGAAGCCAGACTGCTGCTGCACAGGCCGAGACTGCCGCACTGCTGCAAGCCGCCCTTGGCGCAGACCCTCACGGTCTGTTGTATAGGGGGTGCATCTGATGCAGACCACCATCACCGTGGTAAACCTGATCCATGACCCCAAGACTGATACCGATACCCCGGTGTGCTGGGTGTTCCCTGCCTGCAGCTGGCGGGAGCGCATCGGCTCCACCGGCTCCGGTACCGCCAAAGACCCCGTCCGGGAAGTGCACATCCGCATTCCGGCTGGCGTATGTTCCGCAGGCTATCTGCCCTATGTGCAGTGGGCAGCACTGCCTGCCGTGGAAAAGACGCGGTACTGGACACTGAAACGGGGCTGGAAACTTGTGCAGGGGCGCTTATCCGCTCTGACCGCAACAGAGTATGCACATCTCGAAAAAACACACCTGTGCTGCACGGCGTCTGCTGTTTCCGATAACCGGGAGCCTCTGCTCCCCCACTGGCATATTGAAGGGAGCTGAGCGGCATGGAGGACGGCATCTGCATGAAGCTTGTGTTCCGCACCGGCTTTGCACAGGACAAGCAGGCGGCTTTTGAAAAGGTTCAGTCTGCCTTTTCCCAGCAGGTCGCAAAAACGGTAGACCCTTACGTTCCTTTTGATACCGGAACGCTGAAAAACAGTGTCCTGCAGGCATCCGACTTTAAACACGGACTGCTGGTCCATAATACGCCCTACGCCCGCAGACAGTAATATCTGCATCCGCAGGGTGAATGTCTGCACGGCGATGGAATGCTGCGCGGCTCCTACTGGGGACAGCGTGCACTTGCAGATCACCGGGATGCATTGGAGACATTTGCTCATGATCGCCTACGGCGCAAGCTGTGCGGGCGGCTACGGCAAGTGCATTGCAGATAAATATGGCATGACGGTGACCAATGAAGCCGTGAACGGCGCAACGCTGGCTCCGAACATTACCGACAACGTAAACGGCGGTATCCGTACCTGTATCAGCACGGTGGTGACAAGCTCCACAGCGCTTGCAAAGGCAGACTATATCCTGCTGGAGGGCGGCGTAAATGATGCGTGGAACAAGGCCCCTGTGGGCACCTTGACGGATGGTTTTGCCACCACCTACGATGAAACGACCATGACCGGCGCACTGGAAAAAATGCTGGAGTATCTGGCGAAAAACTACAGCGACAAGCGCGTGGCCTATGTGTTCCCCCACGGCGGGCTGTTCGGCAGCAGCGAAAACTGGTACAAGACCTATAAGCCCGCCATTCTTGCAGCGCTGCAGAAATGGGGCGTGCCCTACGTGGACATTGCAGAAAGCACCCCGCCCATGGGCAGCCACGGCATCAGCGGGCTGAGCGGCAAGTACACCGGCGATGGCACACACCCCAACAAAGCAGGCTACGAGCGGTTTTATGTAGAGCCCATCGCTGCGCTGCTGAAGCGGCTGTAAGGAAAGGACGTGAAGTGAGATGATCAGACAGTATAGCCTTGCAAAGGACGGCAACCGCAAACTTGCACCGAGCTTCAATACGCGGGAGTTCCGCTGCCGGGACGGCAGCGATACCATCCTCGTGGATGAAGCGCTGACCGTGGTGCTCCAGTGCATCCGGGAGCATTTCGGCAAGGCGGTGACGATCACCAGCGGCTACCGCACCCCCGAACACAATACCGAGGTGGGCGGCTCCAAGAGCAGCCAGCACCTGCTGGGCAGGGCGGCAGACATCCGGGTGCAGGGCGTGAGCGTGGAGGACATAGCGGCCTATGCCGAAAGCCTGATGCCTGACTGGGGCGGCGTAGGCCGCTACCCCGTCAAGGCGGGCAGAGCCACCGGCTGGGTGCACGTGGATACCCGGCAGAATAAGAGCAGATGGACGCTGTGAGGGGGTGATACCGATGGAGAGTATCATCTCAGCCATTCTTGCCGGTGCGGTGACCCTGATCGGCGTGCTGATCGCCAACAGCAAAAGTCAGGCAGTGACCGACACCAAGCTGGAGGAGCTGACCCGCGAGGTGCGGGAGCACAACAACTTTGCCCGCCGCGTTCCCATTTTGGAAGAGCAGATGAAGGTGGCCAACCACCGGATATCTGACTTAGAAGATCACGAGCACGAAAGAGAAAGGAACTGACTATGAAAGCACATACCTACAACGCCCCCACCGTGACCGCAGGCACCATCGCCCGTACCGCCTGCCTGCTGCTGGCACTGGCGAATCAGGTGCTCAGCGCTCTGGGCAAGCCCGTGCTGCCCATCGAGAGCGCCACCGTGGAACAGCTGGTGACGGCGGGCATTACCACTGTCACCGCCCTTGTGGCGTGGTGGAAGAACAACTCCTTCACCCCCGCCGCACTGGAAGCAGACAAGACCTTTGACCGCCTGAAGGCGCAGGGCAAGTGATCTGTACATGACAAGAGCCGCAGTTC